CCACTTAGTGGGGAAGAATTCAAAAAAACAGTAGTGGAAGATGTATTGAAAGGAAGTAATGGTGAGTTTTACATTATTCCTCCACTAAAAAAATCTCCTTCACTAAAAATTAATACAGAAGAACCAATTGAAATGTAATTAATCATCTTCTCCTACTAACCATAATTGTCGCTCCGTCATAGCAATTTGTGGATAATTTTTAAATATACAACACCATCTACTTTTCATTCCTTTTATAACTTGTATATCTTCCTTAGTTAAACCTACATAATCAGTTAATAAATAATTAATTCCTCTAACACTTCCTGAATGTGGAAAATATACTATCGCATGTGCTTCATTAAGTATTCTTCTTGTTTCGTTTTTTGCTGTAGGTAAGTGATTAGTATTTATACACGAGGTTTTCGTATGCCGTCCAGTTTCTAAAATGCTATTTAATATTTTATAAACTGCTTCCCTAACCTTCTTATCACTAATAACATCTATATCGTCAAATATCACTAATGAATTTTTAAAGTCGTCAATTGTTAATGGGTCTTCAATTAAATTATTCCCAACTTTCACTCGTTGAATACCTAATTTATCAAGTGTTTCATCTTCTTTTAATGCTGAAAATACATAAATTTCGTTTTTTTTATAAGTTTTTTTATACTCTTTTATATAACCTGCCGTAAATGTCGTTTTTCCACTACCACTCGCTCCTGTAATATACAAAATATCTCTTTCTTTGGTGCTATCAGGTATTATTTGAAATTTACTTTCTTCAGGTAATCTTATAACAGGAAAAGTGTTAACGTTTACATCTCCTCTTGGTGCTACAGATATGATTGTTCCATTTAATTTACCATCTAATATTTTACATAACGGTCTTCCAGTTTTCACTAAATTAAATTCATTCATAGTTTAGATTTTATATATCATAATAACATATTTTTATTATAGTAAAACTGATTTATGAGATTTTAACCATTGTTTTGTATTATTTGTAATCGTTTTATCAAGGTCTTTAATCGCTTTATCAAGTTGTTTTTCAGTGTTTAAATTAATTTTTAATTCATTAGAAATATCTTGTAAATTAACTTTAACTTTTTTATCAATATCTCCACCTGATACATTACTATCTAATATAAGTTTAATTGCCTTTAGATTACTGCTAACCGTATATAAGTATCCTGTTTGTGAATTAAATAATTCACTTATTTCAACCATTTTCTCCTTGTTATCACTAAGTCTATATATAGAAAATGCTCTTTTTAATGATTTGTATATATTACCTTCACCTTTGTAAAAATCATAATCTGCTTTTATCGCTTTTATTAGGTCTTCTTTAGGGGGCATATCACTAAATGAATAAATAACAGATAATTCAGTTAGTTTTTGTGTTTCTCTAATGAATATAACGAAGTCAAATTTTAAATAATCTAATTTTTTAACTGCTTTTTCAAACTTTTTACAATCAATATCTGGTTCATGAAACTTCTCCTTAGATCCGTCTTTGTTTTGTATCTTTAATTCAATAAACCATATATCTGGAATTGATTTAAGATTATTAATTATCTTTCTTATTTCTAAACAAGCATTTTTAGGTGTAATGTTTCGATCATTAACTGGTGAAAATAAGTCATAATCACTAAAATATTGTTGTGACTGAAATGAAGAAGTGCCTAATTGTACTATTGGTGAATTATTAAATTTCATAGCATTTACCCAAGTTCTTATAGCGGTATCAATACCTTTTTTTGTTTCAGCAATATCCATATTATGTAATTTATATATATAATATTGATACTTTAATTTTGATTAATTTTTATATTTAACTGCTTTTTGTTTTCCAGTGAAGACCTTGTAGTTTTCATTATTCTTTCTAATAGCGTCAGCATTAGCGTCTAAGTCATACGGTTTTTCAAGTTCCATATAGAAACTTCCACCTTCAGGAATAACAGTATTATAGTATTCTTCATCTTCTTCGTCGCTAAATTGTTCATTATAAGGCATGAAATTACCACCACTTTCAATAGGTTTCGCTGGTGAAAATGGATTAGGCATACCAATTAAAAATCTTTTAAACGGTGTTTGTTCTTCATCTAAATATCCACCATAACCTGAAGTATCATATTCATAATTAGACATTCCACCTCGTAATCCACAACTATCACAACCACCAGATAATATTTTACCTTGTTTTAATGCTTCTACCTTAGGTATATATTCATTTATTCTTGATAACATACCTGCTCGTTTTTTAATACCTTGTTTATATTCATATTTTCCTTTTCCCCACATATTTGGTTCACTTATTCTCTCATTACGAAGTTTATTAATCATTAACCGTATTTCAGGTTCTAAACCTTTTAGATTAGGTGATAATTCTAAAATTGTATCTAAATCACCATCTTTCGCTTGTCGTCTTGCTAAGTTTTCAAAATCGTAAATACTATTACTTAATATGTTATTATTTCTTTCATTACCTAAACCCCATAGTGTATTTTGTTGTCCTTTTAATCTTGGGTTCATAGCACTTTGGTCGTCAGCAAATTGTGTTCTTTCTGCTTGTATCGCTTGAATAACTGCTTTAACTACTTTCGCTCTATCACTCATAGATCCGTATATGGTTTCAAAATTTTGAAATTCTCGTGGTGTTTCTTGAAATTTTTGTATAACTTGATAAATATCATTATCATCTTTCGCTCTTAATATTTCTTGTTTTTGATTTTCTAATAACTTAACTATATCTACAATATTTCGTATAACTGGTCGCATTTCTCCCTTTTCTGCTTGAGTTAAACCTGTAGAGGTAAATAATGGTTCAAGTCTATCATATATATCATTAACTTCAGTTGTATATGAGTTTCTCATTTCACTTGTTTTTGCTCCCCTTGCTGGTTGAGGTGACGGTGATCGTGGTTGAGGTGAAGGTGGTCTTGCTGGTTGTCCTTGTTGAGGTGAAGGTGGTCTTACAGGTTGTTGTTGTTGTTGTTGTCCTTGTTGTTGTTGTGCTTGTTGTAAATAATAATCTCTTACTATTTTAGCATTTCTTGCTTGTGATACCGTTGTAGATTTTGCTCCTATAGGAATACTTGCTGAAAGAAGTATATCTTGAACTATAGACTTTACATTTCTATTTAATTCATCTCTTGCTCCTTGTGGAATGCTATTAATATCTATTCCTTTTTCACCTATATACCCTTGAATAGCCGTATTAATTTCATCTGTAAACATATATCTATCAACTAAATTCTCATATCTACTAACTACTTCTTGTGCTGTTTGACCTACATTACTGCTCACCTGAGAAATTTGTTGTTGTTGCTGTTGTTGTTGCTGTTGTTGTTGCTGTTGTTGTAGTAGTTGTTGTTGCCGTAATTCTTCAGCGGTAGGTGCTGGTGGTGCTTGTGGTATTTGTACAGGTTGTACAACTATTGTAGGTGCTAATGAATTTTTTGTAAATATAGTTGCTACATTATTTTCTTGAATATATTTAAGTACATCTTCTTTAGTAATTGGTCGTAATATTAAATTATTAATAAAACTCGCCATGGTATTTAACAAAGCATAAGTTCCTATACATTGTTCTCTTGCTGTATCATATATTTTTCTTTCATCTTTTTTCTCTTCACCACTTCTTTCTTTGGTTGGTGCTGGTAAACTGTTAAAAAAAGAAGGATATATTGCTGAAGTATCAAGTATCAATTGTACTAACGGATTTAAAGAAGAATTAAAAATTTGTGATTTAAAACTGTCGTCACTTATAATATCATTCGCATAAGTTTTAATATATAACATTAATTCATTATAAACACTTAATATATCTGCTTTTTTAAAGAATTCACCAGCAATTTGACTTTCTCTTGTAGTTCCTCGTAATTTCGGTAAACTAACACCTTGAGCAAAGAAATTAGTTAATTGTTTTTCTAATTCTGCTTTATTTGTTAATATTTGTGATAATTTAATAACATATACATTTATTTTAAAACTTACACCTATATCCTTTCCAGTATTAGGCATAATGCTTTGAGTGTATAAATTCGCTTGTTTTAATTCATTATCATAAACAATTCTATTGTATTTTCTATCTTCATTATTAAGTCTTGCTCGTTCAGTCGCATGATTAACCTTCTCTTTTGAAACTGGGTCATTTACAACAGGTTTTCTACCTTTTAATAAAGATTGTAATCTATCCATTTTATATATTAATTAACAATATTATATTTTTAATAATAATTAATATTAAAAATATATGTTTCCTTAGTAAAAAATTATCCTCTATATGTTGCCCTTGCTTTACTTATAGCATCTCCATATTTAATACCGTGTGTTTTAGCATATTGTTTTACATGTTCTATCCATTTATTTGGTTTTTTTGCTCCACCTGACGCTCCTTGCCCCACTTTTCTATCTACTTCAGGATTACTTCTTGATAAAGTTCCAACAATTTTATTACTTGCTTCCATATCACTTGTTGGTTCTAATCCCATACCTTGTAATTTTTTAATTTTTTGGGCAACTGTAAGTTTTTTACCTCCGCTTGTTCCGTGTCCAGTTAAATATGGTTGATTTACATTCGATCTTTTTTGCTGTACCATTAATGCTTCACTATTTCCCCCTTTATATAATTGAATATTTCCAGATTTAGTTAATGTATCACTTGCTTTTCTTCCACCAGATGTTCCCATTCCTGAAAATATATCTCCCATAGCGTCCGCCATATTCATATTTTGTTCATAAGTCATAGCACCGCCTGAGTATCCAGATCCTGTTTTTGCTAATTTTGATCCAATATCTACAACTTTACCGATTTTATCAAGGTTATCACCTACCCAAGGCACTGCTTCATCTTTAACCCAATTCCAAGCGTCGCTAAATCCTTTTGATAAATCACTCCAGAAATCACCACCTGAATATCCCAATCCTTGAATTAATGGTTGAAATTCATTTATATCACCGTATTGATCTTCACCACCAGACATACCGAGACCTAATAACAAGGGGGCAAAACTTAACAAAGAAGACCAATCAAAATCACCACCAGATAAACCAGCACCATGTAAATTTTTTAATTGTTCTTTTAATATCATATCAGCATATTTCTTATTAAAATGTACCTTACCTCCTGAAAGACCGCCACCTGAATATCCTAATCCTAATAACGGTAAAAATGGGGCAACTTTTGAAAAAGTATCCCCAAGATCGCTCCAGAAATCTCCACCAGAAAAACCTCTACCATGTGTTCCTTTAAGTTTATTTTGTAGTATCATATCTGCTATTGCTTGTTGTACCATACGCTTTTTCTCTGCCTTAGGCACACTTGAAGGTTTACGACCACCTAAAAACATAGTTGCTTGTAATTCAGGATTGTTAAGTAAAGGGTGATCCGTATCATCTATTTCATCTCCACCAGATAGTCCTTGTCCAGAGAATTTTTTAGACCTCCTAATATAGGTATTCATATATGATTTACCAAGTGGTTGTCCATTACAACCAAATTCATTATTTTTATTAGTGATACAACACCAATCTCCAGGTCTAAGCATATATTTTTTTTTGCGTTTCGGTACACCTCGTTCTTCTTCTTTACTAATTCTTTCAATAATTCTTACTAATTGTTCAGGTACTTCATTATCCCTAACATATTCAAAAAGTTTAGTTAATGCTCTTTCATTAATTTTTGCTCGTTTACCACCAGACATTCCAGCATCTGTAGGTTCATTGAAAGGGGGCATACCGTCATTAGCAATTGCTCCTCCTGATAGTCCTTGTCCATAGACATATCCTTCATAAGGTGCGTTTACAGACATATCACCACCACTTTCACCAAGACCTAATAATGGTAGAAAAGGTGCTACTTTACCTGCTACATCTACTACAGGATTTACAACAGACATAAAACCGTCCGCAAAGTCGCTCCAGAAGTCCCCACCAGACAAACCACCACCATGTAATGGATACATAATTGAATTTTGATAATCATTCCTTAGATTAGCAATGTCTAAGGTCTTTTGCTGATTAGCAATTGCTCTATTATACGGATTGTTATAATTCGCCATTTTTTTATATAATATATATTAGAAAATTATTTACAATGGAATTAATACTATTAAATTGTAATAATTTGTTTTTTACTATAGTGGGGCACGGTATCAAAAAGTGGGGTAAAATACTAAACTTTCCCACTTTATTCACCTTTATAGAGGCAATATATAGACTTTCATCTTTTTGACCCACTAAAAATAATCTGCCCCACTTAAAAATTAAAAATATTAAGGAAACTTTTTTAATTGAATTTCTCTTAATTTATAAATACTTAAGAAAATAAATATCTTATAGTATTATATAACTAAAACAAAAATGGTGAAAACAACAACAATAGATAAGGAACACTTTGATAGTGTTTTGCTTGAGTTAATCAAGGTAGTAAAACAAAAGCAAGGATCACTTGCTAATAATTATAATCAAGGTTATGGTAGATATACAAAATACTATTATAGATTAGGTAAATACTGCCACCAAACAGAAGTCAAAAATACTTTTTGCGAGTGGGACTATAAAAAAATAGCAAGAAATTTTCACTCATGGTTTTCACCTTGTAAAAACCCTGATAACAATAATTTTGAATATGAGAAATGGATAGGAGATCTTCTTCAAATTCATGATAAAGATACTTGGAATTCATACATTAGTTTTTTGAAACATGATTATCCTAACGAAACTCTTACAGATAAAGAATTATATGGAGAGAAATATGGTCTTATTTCATTTTTATTAAACCCAATATCACTTGATATATTTAAAAATGCTAAGAGATTTGGTAGAAATAAAGAATATATGAAAAATAATTATCATACTATGTTTTGGAGAGATAAACATGGAAGAAGTCTTGTAGAAAAAACAATAGATTTACCAAGGTCATTTCTAAACTTTCAATTAAAATATGTAAAGTATCCAAAAGTTGAAAAAGGATTATCAGCAAATTATTCTTATGGTAAAGATTGGGTTGTTAATAATTCTCATTACAAAATAGATGACCTAAAAGAGATACTAAAAATGAATAAAATACCTTTTAAAGGAGTGACTAAATATATGGACTTAGTAAATATTATTAAAAAGGAATTACCTTAATTTTTTCATAAAGTATTGCTTTGACTTTATGGAAAAAGTTTTGTTGTATTCTAAATCAGTATATGGGGACAATTTCTAACACCCTAATTGGGACTTACGAAATCTATAGCGAGAATGTGGTTTGTGCTTTAAACTTATCAACCCTAAAACTCTTAGATTATCCGCCCACGGTGTATTAAAAACCTTTATCTGCCCATTTTAAAAAATTATTATCTATTTTACCTATTTCTACGAAACAATATCTACCAAACCATCTCTTATCACTTACTATATGAAAACTATTTATATACCAATTTTTATCTTTCATTTCGTTTAATCGTTTTGGAGTAAAAACATTCAATGAAGATATGTTAATTAACCAGTATATTTTTTTACGAGCAAGTTTCATACTATGAACCATAAAATCCCAGAACAATTTACGAGGCACAAATGGAGGATTAGAACATATTATATCAATTTCTTCATTAAAATCAAAAAAATCTTTATTTTCGTTAATTTCACAGTATTTGCTTGTAATATTAGATGGAAAATTATCAAAAAATGCTTTATCACCAGCACAAGGGTCTAACCATATATCACCGTCTATATTATTAATTAAATTAATTAGATATTTCGCCATATCAGGATTAGTCATTACGATCGATTTATCCTTTTGAACTAATTTACTTAAATTATCATTTTCATTTGATTTATATTCCCATACTTTATTTTCCATATTATATATTAATTACAGAAAATAAAGTATGGATTATTTACATTGCTAAATGTTTTTTTAATCTACCACCTGAATAACCGCCACCAGATGTACCGCCACCACTTGTACCTTCACCCATTATAACATCTTTAACTTTTTCAGCACGACCTGCCCAAGGAGCAATTGAAGAACAAAGTGATTTAAAACTATCTTCCCAAGAACCACCAACAAGACGAGCAAGAGATGATTTAGATTGAGAAGGTTGAGAAGACACGGAGAGAACATCTGCTCTTGATAAGATAGAAGTGTAAGTTTGAGAAGTACCTCTTTCAATAGTGAAGACACCTGAATTCATAGTAATCAAAACCATTTCATAAGAATTAGCAGGTATAGTATCAGCGGTATTGTTTTCAAATTGGACTTGAAATTGTAATTGAAAAGCACCGATACTACCAGGAGCGTAAACATCGTCTAATTCCACATGGCGACCCATTTCCAGAGCAAGAATAGAACCACACAAAGGAATTTTCTTATAATAGTTTTGTGATATAGGAACAGTAATAGGAGCATTCGATCCGACAGTAGCATACCCTTTGAATTCTTGAAATGTTTGATTAGAACCGCTTTCCACGGACATACGCCACAAATCCCATTCAGTAGCACTTGATAAAAGACCTGCTTTGTTGTTAAAATTAATTGAAATCTTTTTAATAGGTAAGAAACTATCAGTATCAAAATTTGACTGACTACCTAAGACTTTACGACAACAAAATATAAGTTTATCAGGAACACTATTTAATTGAATAGATTGAAAATTTACGAAACCAGAAGTAGCACCAGCAGTGAAATTTGATACAGGTAGAGGAGTAATATATCTTGGATATTCGGCAAAAGGAACAACATTACGAGAACTTACCAGATCAGATGGTTGACGAGTATAAAATTCCATTAAAAGAAGAGCGGATTTAATACCTTCACCACCATCTGCTAAGGCAACGGTACATAAAGGTTTATTATTAGCATCTAAAGCAAAGTTTTGATTAGCAAGGCGTAATACTTTGTTAGGTAAACCCAAATTTGCTGTGAAATTTAGAGTTTGTACACCGTACATACCTTGGTTGTTGGACTTTGGATCAGAAAAAATAAAAGGAGACAACATAAGTGGTTCAGTTGTAGTAAATTTAATAGTAATTACTCTTTGTTGAGGATTTGGGTCAGCAGTTTTAGGTGTATTACCAGTCACAGATGTTAATTCAAAACTACCACGAGGTTGAAAGTCTTGGTCATTTGCTACATTGTTCCAACCAGCAAGAGGATTATTAAGAGTTCCTAAAGCGTCATTATAATTTTGATAACTATCATACATAGTAGGAGTAGCGTTATTATATCTTGCTAATTCACGACGGTCATTAAACCGAAGAAGTTGAAACATAACATCTCTCATATTTTGAGAAACAGTGTTATTATTAATTGTTGCTTGTATAGTATTACATAAAGATTGAAAAGGAAAAGGGGACAAAGCAGAAGCATATCCATAGTTAAATAAATATGACCCAACAGGGGCAGTATCACTAAATGTAGCCGTCATAACTAATTCCATTTCAACTCTAAGCATAATTCTACGAGAGAAAACAGTGCTCTCGCTAGGTAATTGAATATTCCAAGTAACACTGGAATTTGACTTGGAAATTGCTTCATATTGAGAAGGGGTAATATTTTGTGCCCCTTTGAATACGGCATAGGAAACTTTATCAGTAGTATTAAGAATATCATCTTGGACACATACTTTAACGAAATCGCTGGAAGACATTTTTTTGTTATATAATAACTCAAGAAATAATTTTAGAAAGATTATATTTAAAATTAATTATAATCTTTTTAATTAATAATAATTATCACAATTAACCGACCCCAGCATCTTTTCTCCTAAACATAATTTTTAAAGAACAATTACAAGAATTAGATAAAAAGAAGTCATGATATATTCCATAAATATCTTTCCATTGTACATTTATTTGAATTCCTGAAATTGGGGCATTACCTTGTAGATCGATTAACCTATATTCTGCTGTTGGTAAATACAAAACAGTTGGGAAATATTCATCTCCACGAGTGAGATTTACAACTAAATCAGTGATTTCATTTGAAATATTATCATTTTGACCAGAAGATGAATTATTATCTTTAAATATTCGTGGAATTCCTACTAATTGTGGAACAATAGGCATGAGTGAAGTGTTAAAAATTAAAGATTGAATTGGACATATAATTGCTCCTGTAGCATACGGTTGTATCATTTCTGTAATTTGACTTGGTGCTGTACCACTTAAATTTATGTTTCCATACTTAACATAATTTTGTAAAATATAATTTGCTTCTACACCTTGAGAACCTACTGTATTTATATCTAAATATGAACCATTAAATATATTTTCAAAGGAACTAAATAATGTAAATAATGGACTGTTAAAATAAAGTAATACTTTAGCGTTTCCTATCCCTAATGGATCTTGAATATATGAAAAAGGTGTAGTATATGGAAAGATTAAAGTTGCCTTATTATCACCGTCGTCCCATACTATATATGGTTTACTTGTTGCTGTAATATCTGCTGGTAATGTATATGGTGCTACTGAAATTATAGTATAGAGATCGTCATAACAATCACTTATTGCTTGGTTAATCATATTTATAAACCATGAAAACGAAGATAACCAAAAATATTGAGATGTTGCCTTAACTAAATCTAAAGGATATGTTGGTGGTGTTGGTATTGCTCTATTAGGATAATTTGTTGCTTGTTGGACAAAGATAACTTGTTTCTTTTGATATAAAATAGGATTTGTTCCATCGTCAAATGATAAAGTCACATAATAAACAGTTCTATTAGGATACTCAATATCATTACTTTGATTAATATCAATTTGTGGTAATACCAAAGGCATACTATTAGGTGTATCTAAACTAAAC